TAATGCCTTACGTTGGAACCCAGCCCCTATCAGGCAACTTCATAAAGCTAGACAGTATTTCTGTGGTTAATAATCAGGCCGCATATACACTACAATCTGGCGGCGCAGATTTTAAACCCGGTCAGGCAGAACGCCTACTCTGTTCAGTGAACGGTGTGGTGCAAAATCCAAATGACGCATTTACTGTATCCGGTGCAACAATCACTTTCAGTGAGAACTTAGTAACAGGAGACGTGATTGATTTTATTATGGCTCTTGGCGAAGTAGGCACAGTAACTACACCGGCCAACGGTACGGTAGACATAGACAAGATGTCTAGCAGTATCATGAAGAACAACGCCATCCGGGTAAACGATACAAGTCTAACCAGCAACGTAACCATAGCCGCAGATGAAAACGCTATGGTAGCTGGCCCATTTAGCATTGGCAGTAGTGTCACTCTAACTGTCAACGGCACATTCACGGTGGTTTGATATGAGTAAATTATTTGTAGATGAGATAGCACCTAAAACTACAGGCACAAATATTATATCTCCATTTAGTACAAGCAACGTACTTGAGCAACTTGCTATGCTTTGTGATGGTGGCACTTACACTGTACCTAGCGGCACCTATACTTCAACAAACGTAACCGGGTTACAACAATTATCAACCACTAACACGACTTTAACTGGTTCAGAAATTTCATACACACCACCAGCCGGAACGGTTTGTGTGGTCTACGAATTTTGTTTTGCTATTTCTTTTGTAGATACCCACGCAATCGGACATTACAGATTTTTTATTGACGGGGTTGAAGCCGTCTACCACAGGAAATCTTTAGGCGGATACCAAGCGCAACAATTTGTTACCGCCAAATCTATTATTCCCATTGGTGGAACAGCAAACGCCAATACAGGCAGACAGTCTTCATGGACATCAGCAAAAACACTAAAAATGCAAGCTAGAGAATATGGTTCAAATAATGAGCAAAAAGTTTTTGCGGCGATTTACTGGGATGGCGCAGGCAGTAATATGTTTCAGCAACCTAGTTTAACTATTACTGCTCTAGGAGGCGCATAAAATGGCTAGTGAACTAGGCGTACAGACCATACAGCATACCAACGGCACAGATGCTATAACTATTGATAGCAGTGGGCATGTTCTTACACCAGTGAGGCCTGCCTTTCATGTTTATATGATAAAAGCTAGTGGTGCGCCCAATTCTCAAGTCAGTGGCGTCCTTGCTTGGAACGGTTCTCTTTTCAATGAGGGTACTCATTTTGAAATAAACAATAGTAGATTTAAAGCACCTGTTCATGGGTTATATCAATTTAACTTTGTTGGCTTTGAATCAGGGGCAAATGCAAATGTTCAAGCGGCTTCCGCTACCCAAGTAGCATTAGAAACTAGCACTGACGGTACTAATTATACTGCTCAAGCACAAATGCACCACTATGCAGAAGGAAACTCTCACGGAAATTGTGCCTTTACACAAGCTCTAATGTTAAATGCAAATGATTATGCTCGAATAAATGTAGTTGGTGCTGGGATGTATCTTAGCGGTAGCAGGGAGTATTTAAACTTTAGCGGTTACTTAGTGGGGTAGGAGAACAGGATGACTAGCATAATAAAAGCTGACCGCGTTCAAAGCACATCCAATGGGTTTGTTCTTCCTCCCGCTGGCGGTGTTATTCAAACGCAGTACACCCAATTTACTGGGACCAATTTTTATTCTATATCGGCGGCCACTAATACCGTGATAACAGATTTAACTGTTAACATTACGCCCGTTTCTTCATCTAGCATTATTAAAATTGATGCAATGGTGAATGGCGAATGGAGCCATCAAAACGGAGCGACAGATAGCGTTTGGTTCTTTTATAGAGACAGCACAAAGTTATCACACCCTGCGGCTGGAAACAGAACAGTAGGTGTTACACAGGGAACTTCGATTACTTATGACCAAAGTGATGGATCATCAACAGGTGAACACGTTTATTACTCTTATTTTGATACGCCAAGTAGCACATCACAAATAACATATAAAGTAGGTGTGTTTCAAAATGATGGATATGACTGGTCTTTAAATAGAACGCAAGCTGACACAGATAACCCACAGTATGAGCGAGGCATATCGTTCATTTGCGTTACAGAGATAGCTGGATAGGAGACTGACATGGCACTTACACGCATAAACAATCAGGCTCTTACCAACGTGACATCGGCTGGGCTACCTAATGTTGGTGTGTTGCAAGTAAAGCAAGCAAATTCTAATACTAAAATAATATTACAATCTGAAGTTTTTCAAGATGTTTTAACATTAAATATTACGCCGTCTGCAATAACCAGTAAATTTTTAATAACTACTTTTATAACTGGGTATTCGCAAGCGGCAAATGGTGGTGCAATAAGAATTATGAGAGACTCTACTGAGATACTTGACCCAAACAATATGAATAGTAGCAATCAACATTATTTAACCTACTTGGGTAGCACAAGTTCTTATCCAACATATAATATATCTTATCTTGATACGCCTTCTACAACTTCTGCAATAACTTATAAAATACAAATGTGTCGTTATGGCGCGAATGGTGGAAGTGTGTGGTTTAATGGCGGCGGCAATAATCAAAGTAGCACATCTTCATTTAATGTTATGGAGATTGCAGGGTAATGGAAATCTCAAGCATGATGTTCTGGAACATTTTACTTACGCTGGTAATCGCGCCAGCGTTATGGACGTTCCGTCAATTAATGAATGAAGTAAAACGCATAGATATCCTTCTCAACAGAACCAGAGAGGATTACGCAACCAAGACAGAGTTGCGTGAAGACATGCGTCAAATCAATGAGGCTCTCCATCGAGTGGAAGATAAGTTAGACCGGGCGTTAAGCAAAAGCTAAAAAAATTTTGCTGTCTTTTAGACACAGACAGACTGTGTTATAGTTGTTTATGTCTATGACAAGAAAGGAATAAAGTCACATGTCTAAGGCAAGAGATTTAGCAGATGTAATTAGTGGCCAGCATAATTTACCGCTTGGTGCATTAGGTAATGCTGTACCTAGTGGAAGTATTACAACAGCTAAAATTGCCAATGATGCGGTGAACGCATCTAAGATAGCTGACGGTGTGATAAGAGCGCAACATATTGCAGACGGACATGTAACAAGTGTTAAACTAGCGGCTGGTGCCGGTGGGATTGATTGGTCTTCATCTATACAGACAAGTGATTTTACAGCAGTAGCTGAAAAAGGATACTTTGTTGATTCTTCTGGTGGTGCAGTAACTGTTACACTTCCAGCATCTCCTTCGCAGGGAGATAAGGTTGTTATTGCTGATTATAAAGGCTCTGCCTCACCTACAAATAAGATAGTTTTAGATAGAAATGGAAGTAACATTAGAGGCTCTGCCACTAATTTTAACATTGTTTCAGCCAATGTGTCCGTTCAAGTAGTATATTCTAATGCTACAGAAGGATGGATAGCAACTTCATCAGCCAGTGATAATGCTGGTGGTGGTTTTGCTAGGTTTATTAGTGTTGGAATGGTGCTAATTGCTGGCGGCGGTGGCGGTGCTGGTCGTTATTACGGCGGCGGCGGTGGTGCTGGCGGCATGTTAGAAAATGCCTCTCTTCAACTTTTATCAGGGTCAACTTACGCTATAGAGATAGGTGCGGGTGCCAGTGGTGGCGGTCCCAATACTGCCGGTGGGTTTGGTAATAATAGTACGCTCATAGGCACTGCTGTAAATCAAGCGGCTATTGGTGGTGGCTCTGGCGGTTCAACGGGGGCTGGTGGTGCTGGTGGCTCTGGCGGTGGCGCATATTCGGGCAGTGGTGGTGCTGGTACATCAGGACAGGGAAATGCTGGTGGCTCTGCATCAGGCGGCGGTGGCGGTGGGGGCGGCAAAGGCGAAGCTGGTAACACTGATGGCAACATGGCTGGTGGTGATGGAGCTAACCCAACAGTAACTGGGCTTACATCACTTGGCCCGTTTGCTGGCGGTGGCGGTGGAGCTATGAACGCTAACATAGCATACGCTATCGGCCAAGGCGGCACAGGTGGTGGCGGTAATGGAGCGGCTGACTATCTTGGAGGTGCGGTACAAGCTGTTGCTGGAACTGTAAACACTGGTGGCGGTGGTGGTGCTGGCTGTTGGAGTAATACACCAAATGGAAAAAATGGTGGTTCTGGCAGATGTATACTTATTCTTCCTACCGCAGATTATACCGGAATAACTACAGGTTCACCAACCATAACGACATCAGGAAGTAATACCATCATTACCTTTCTGTCTGCTGGTTCATATACTGCGTAGGAGAAAGTAATGGCACATTATGCAAAAGTACTGAATGGCGTTGTTACTAGGGTAATTGTAGCAGACCAAGACTTTATAGATAATATGGTAGAGCAAGAAGCTGGCGAGTGGCTTCAAACTTCTTACAACACTGTAGGTGGCGAACATCTTAATGGTGGAACTCCACTAAGAAAAAACTATGCCGGTGTTGGTTTTACATATGATGCAGAAAGAGATGCGTTTATTCCGCCACAACCCTATGCATCTTGGAAACTTGATGAAACTTCTTGTACATGGCAACCACCCACTCCTCATCCAGATGATGGGCTTTATCGTTGGGATGAAGAAACAACTAGCTGGGTAGCGGAGTAAGTAATATGGCTAAGAAACCAAAACTTACCAGAACAAAGTCCGGCGTGGTGTACAGAGGTGAACGCTTCCCCGGCGTGAATAAACCTAAACGTGCGCCATCATCCAGCAAGAAGAAGATGAGGGTCCTCGCAAAAGAGGGCGACAAGATGCGTGTAATTGAGTTTGGAGCAAAGGGTTACGGACATAACTACAGTGCCGGTGCTAGAGCCAACTTCAAGGCTAGACACAACTGTAAGACAGCTACGTCAAAACTAACGGCTCGTTACTGGTCCTGTAAAAAATTATGGGCTGGTCCGGGCGGTAGTAAAAAGGCACCGCCCAAAGGCTCTAGGAGAAAGTAATGTTTTATGCATCTGTTTTCTTTTGTTGGGTAGCTTTTGAGGGGCCTCAATGTTTGGTAGCGCAAGATACTGAAGGACCTTATGTCGAACGAGAACAGTGCGAAACAAGATTAAGAGAAATGGAATTTACAATTCATTCACAGATACCGATGTCCACCGTGAGAGCAAAACTCTGTGAACAATTAAAAGAAGGAAATGTCTGAAAGATGAAACAACGGTCTAAGACAGAATACATCGTTATCCACTGTGCCGACACCTATGAAACTATGGACATAGGCGCGGAAGATATTCGCAAATGGCATGTCGAAGAGCGTGGATGGTCAGACATTGGATATCACAAAGTCATTCGCCGGGACGGTACTGTTGAGACAGGACGAGACATAGACGTGTCTGGCGCACACGCCGCTGGTTATAACTCTGTGTCTGTAGGCATATGTCTAGTTGGCGGCAGAGGACAAGATGATGAGGCTGAAGATAACTTCACGCCACAACAATGGGAAAGTCTGGAAGGACTAGTAGACGAATTACAAGCTAGTTACCCAGATGCAGAGGTCCTTGGGCATAGGGATTTACCAGATGTACAGAAGCAATGCCCCGCATTTGATGTGCGTAGTTGGCTGTACTCAACCCGACAATGAGGTGAAGTCATGATGAAGAAAAAAGGTAAAGGCAAGGGCGGTAAACGCTACTAATTAGAAGGAGATTGTTATGCCGAGAGGACCCGGAACATATGGTTCAAAGATGGGAAGACCCCCATCAAAAGCAAAGAAAGCTAAAGGTCTGACCGACAGACAAAAAGCTACCTTAAAAAAACATAAGGTTCATCACACAGCAAAGCACATGAAAATGATGCGTGAGTTAATGATGAATGGAATGTCATTTACGCAAGCACATAAGAAAGCGATGTCAAAAGTTGGCAAGTAAAAAGAAAATGAAGCGGCCAAATAAAATATGCGCGGCGGGTATCGCTTGGGCAAAGCGAACCTTTGACCGGTATCCGTCAGCGTATGCAAACATGGCCGCTTCTAAATATTGCAAGGACCCTAACTATGCCAAAGGCGCGAAAGGCAAGAAGCGCAAGAGGAAAAAGTAATGGGTGAATTAAAGAAATGGGTGAAGCAGAAATGGGTGCGTATCGGAACTGATGGCAGTATCAAGGGTGCGTGTGGCACATCAAAGAACAAGAAGAACCCAGACCGTTGTCTACCACTCGCGAAAGCTAGGAGCCTTACAAAGGCACAGAGAGCGGCAACAGCAAAAAAGAAGAAGGCTTCAGGCAAAAGAAAACAGTTTGTGCGAAACACTCCAGCCGCGAAGGTTTCGTCTAAGAAGGGCAGAAAGAAGAGAAAGGGCTAATGTTCAACCTTGGGAATAAGATATGGACCCGATTACAATCGCTACCGCCGCATTCGCCGCGATTAAAACTGGTGTTAGTGTGGGAAAAGATTTGCAGTCGCTTGCTGGAGATATCGGTAAGCTCTGGGGAGCTATTGACCAAATTAAGGACGAACATAATTCAGAAAAATCAAAACGCCGTGGCTCTGTTGAAGAAGAAGCTCTGCGTACTTTTATGGCTAAGAAAAAAGCTGAAGACATGGAAGATGCCCTTCGCCAAATAATATATGCCACACGCGGCATTAATGGTTGGAATGAACTGGTTAGGCTCAGAGCGCAGATAAGAAAAGAAAGATTAGAAGAGAAGCACCGCCAACAAAAGAAAGCGGAAGAAATAAAAGAAATTATAGTGGCCGGTGTACTGGTCACAATTTTTACCAGCATGCTGTGTTTCTTTGCATGGTTTGTTTGGGAAGCAAAAAAAGCTAGAGGTTAACATGGATATTTGGAAAACCGCTAAAGAAGTTCTGGGTGTTGTGGCACCTACTATTGGCACCGCTTTGGGTGGGCCGATGGGTGGCGTAGCCGCACGGACTTTGGCTACGTCATTGTTAGGCAAGTCTGATGCGACTGAGCAAGAGATTATCTCTGCGGTAACGGGCGCATCCCCGGAACAGTTAGCCATGTTGAAAAATGCAGAGCTTGAGTTTCAGACAGAAATGAAAAAGCTAGACATAGACCTCGCAAGAATAAACATGCAAGACCGAGACAGTGCTAGACGTAGACAGGCAGAGATGGGTGATCATGTGCCGTCTGTGCTGGCTATCATGACCCTCGTATCTTTCTTTGGCTACATTGGTGCCGTCACATTCTGGCCCGGCGGTATTGATGCAGATATAGGATTTATTAACATTGCAGTAGGTTGGCTTGGCGGGACAGCGTCAACAGTCGTGGCTTACTACTTTGGTTCAAGTGCAGACAACAGTCCGAAGAAGGGAAATAAATAATGGACATGACAGAGTATCAGGAAGATGCCATTGAGACAGCAATCTATCCAGACAAGGCGAAGATACTGTACCCAACACTGGGTTTGGTAGGTGAAGCTGGCGAGGTAGCAGAGAAGGTAAAGAAAGTTATTAGAGATGAAGGCGGCGTATTCACAGAAGAAAAAAAAGTCGAGCTTGCAAAAGAGCTTGGTGACGTACTGTGGTATATCGCAAACCTTGCGGCAGACCTAGACATGGAACTTAACCTGATTGCCACTATGAACCTAGACAAGCTGGCATCAAGAGCGGAGCGCAATAAACTATCCGGGTCCGGGGACAACAGATAATGGCAAACTTTCAACAAGCATCCACCTTCCTACGTTCACTAGGCCGCGCCGCATTACCTGATGCTATGCGTTCAGAAAAATATACCGAAGATGATTTCAACGAAGGTATGATGCGTGTGCTGACAGACTTTGTTCAAGCAAACTATGCTGGTAAAAAACCCGGCACATATGGTGTGGACTACCCTGCCCTGAACAGATACTTCAAAGAAGGTAACGTAGTCACAGGCAAAGGTAGTAAGTTCTCAGACGTTGGTGCGCTGAAGACAGTGTTAGGTCAGTTTGATGTCAAGGTGAATGAAGACGGTTCTTTCACTATCTTGGATGACTATAACTTTAATCAACAGGATGAGTTTGGTAATCCGATGGCTCGGCAAGCTACTATGGGTGATGTGTTCAGCCGGTTGAACCCTATGCAAGATTATAGAGGCGGCTTTACTGACCGCCTCTATGGTGCCGCTCGTATGCTTGGCGGCGTTGTTTTACCTGAAGGTGGTTCTAATTCAATCCCAATTGAAATTAGTATACCTTCGCAAGCAATGCCGGTATCCACTCAGCCAGCAACTGCATCAGTAACAGGACCTCTTTCTCGACCATCTCAACCTTCTTTCGGAGACTTGACAGCTATGATTGCTGAAGCCGCCGAGCAGTCGCTTCAACGGAAGAAAGAGGCAAGTGTGGGACCCAATATGGGGTTGCCGCTTGGCTAAGTTTGTGCTGTTTAATCTTGTGTCTAAGCCTTAGAATATAATAGCACATGCAGACAAACACCAACGGTTCAATGATGACAAAAATCCATATGTTGATTTCATTGTATGTCATCCCGATGTGCTGTGCCATCACGTTTAGCAAATAGACGCACTGATTAAACGTCCAATCCATTAGTTCATTATAAGTCATTTAACTGCCTTTCTGTCTGTGTCACATTGTGTGTCACATCAGACTGCGAAATCTGCGAAATCTGTGTGACACACAAGTTTTTACCCACTTTGGGTAGAACAGTTAAGTCATTGACTTTACTAACAAATATGGCAGGAGTGACAGGACTTGAACCTGCAACACCCGGTTTTGGAGACCCATGCTTTATTAGTAATGTATTAATCATATCAATAACTTAACCAACAGAGACCGGTGAGTGTGTCAGTCCCTGTGTCATACCTTTGATTGCGTCATGCAAAGCAGAAGGTAATATGTGTGCATATTTCTGTGTAATCGAAATATCAGAGTGGCCTAATATTTCCGACACATATTCTATGCGAAGTCCATTTGCGAGAGCGTGTGTGGCAAACGTATGCCGCAAATCATGCCAGACAAAGTCCGTTATTTTAGTGTTGTCTAGACACGTCTCCCAAGCTGTGCGATTGCTAAGAACCCGGTCACCCGTGTCCTTGTTGTAGAACACAAAACCACGAAGACAACGAGGTTGTGTTGCCAGTGTCTCCATAATTTTTGTGGCCTCATCCGTCAAAGGCACCACTCTATATTTACCGTTCTTAGAAATTTCTTTGGGTATAATTATCTCCTTGCCTTTGGCAGTACTCCGGTAGTGTTCCCACTTCATGCTGAACTGTTCGTTCCACCGCAAGCCAGTATGAACAGCAAACTTTATCTGAAGATATAGGTCTTTGCTGTCGGACTTTGTTGCCATTGATAACAGGTGGTCCAGTTCATTTTCTGTGAGGTAACGGATACGGTCTTCACTGTCCTTTAGCTGACGGGTATCAAAGTTTGCCACAGGATTAAACTTCACACGGTCAGGCTCTTCACTTACCCACCACACAAACATCTTACTCAATAGCCGGATGTCACGAAGAATGGTTGCATCCGTGACACCTTGTTCCCTGCGATAGTAGACGTATTCTTTAATATCCCTAGTAGTTATCTGGGATAGTGTGGTGGCAGAAAAGAAAGGTGATAGTTTTTTACTGCTAGTAAAATACCGGTCTGCCGTGCTTTCTTTGACGGCTCGTTGGGTAAATAAAGTCTGTCCGTTTTCAAGTGAAAGACCACAGTATTCTTTTAAGAACACTAGCATGGCCTGTGCATAAGAAACATCAGAGGCTTGCTTCTTTTGTTCCTCAATAGTTTCTAATCGTAACTTCGCCGCGAGACGCTCCGCTTCCCGTTTAGAAGTTGCTTCAGTTGCTCTTCTGTATTTAACGCCCTCAATGAAGAACTGGGCGTACCAAGTTTTACCACGTTTGAACGCTGACATTCGTACTCTCCTTTATTTGTCCAGTCTGTAAGTTTGTCTAGTTTGTATCTCCAAGTTTTTTCAAACCTAAAAGCAACCCCCTCTAGACGGCCAGCCTTTGTCCAGCTATACACCGTAGACGTACTTACTCCTAAGTACTCAGCCGCTTGTTTGGTTGTAACAAAACCTGTTGACAACATTATAATGGTGTCCTTATATTATAAAGTCAATATTGATTGGTAACGAAAGATGACTGACGAAGACTTTAAAAAACTTGAGATGCGAACATACGCTATAGATATATATCTACAGAAGGTTCGGACTTGGGTAACAGCAAGAGGCTTTTCACCACACGGCCTAGCCCGTAATTGTGGGCTTGGCCCCGGCACTTTAGCCAAAATGTTTACACCTGATTGGAACCCTAGAGCCGACACGTTACGTATCCTTGAAGACTATATGATGGACTTTGACGAGAGACGAAAGAACGCAGAGAAAAACAAGCCAGCTTAAATTAGCTTGAGTTGTGTTTCACTGGTTTCTTCTTCCTGTAATGCATCAATAAGCCATTGCAGATACACTGACGCTTTACGTAGGTCCTCTATCTGGTTCTTATCGCGGAACCGGTGAAGATACTTCTTTGCGTTTCCCTCACAGAAATATGAGAAGCCAACCGGACCCATACTATCTTTGATGTAATCAATACATTCGATGTTCCCCCGCGTGTAGTGCGGGGGATTATCGACCATGTCTTTTTTATCTTCTTGTCTCATCTTCCAAAGCATCCAATCATAATATCTGTCAGGTTCTTTATCAGACACCGCAACTTCCCCCATGTCCGGTTATGTCGCAAATGTCATGGGTCTCGACAGCTTCTTCAAACTCTTCACCCAGTTTGCTCTTTGCTTCTTTGTAATCGACAGAGACCAAAGGCTGTCCACCACGCGAACCATCTGGGTAGCAAGTGAAGCCACGTAGACGGTGCATGTATTTCGCAAGGGTCTCTGCAAACGGACGGACTGTGTCTTCGTTGTTCAGCTTGGAACCCCATGACGGTAAATTGATTGTGCTTGAGATAGACATGTCTACATAATCTTGCACGTCTGCTTGAAATGCCATGCGGCGTTCATAGTCCGCAGACAAGTCCAACGCACTCTCAATCTTTTCTGGCTGGATATCATAGCGGTCAATCACAGCTTGCGCCGCCGCATCCACCACATACTGATAGTGCCACTTGCTACCGCCCTTCAGATACCGCCTCTTATATGCAACAGCAAACAGCGGTTCGATGCCTGTGGTGGTAGCGGCTAAGATTCCGATAGAACCAGTCGGGGCAATGGCGCGAACCTTGACCGGTCTGCTTATGCCCAAATCATCTGCTGTCTTGTTTGATACATGGTCAGACACAGACTTGTAGACATGCAACCAGCGGTGCATTTCTTCTGTGACTTCATACTGCTGTCCGCGCTGGAGCAACCACTCATGCATACCCATGAGACCCAAACCAAGACGGCGGTTCTTTTCACGAACCTTATATACCTCATCATATGGAAGCTGTGCTTTTAGTGTGCCACAAATCAGGAACTTGGTAGCCAGTTCTACACACTGACGGAACTCAGCAATGTCTTCTATTCGAGACATGTTCAATGAGCCAAGATTACAGACATCACTATCATCTTCAGACGTGACTTCTGTACATGCATTACGCAATGTCTCGTTCTCGTTCTCGAAGAAATTAAAGCTGAACCCCGGCTCCGCTGATGACAGAGCCTGACGTGTGTTGTCGTAGAACAACTCTGGCAACTTCCCAGTTCGCCAATAATCTTCTAAGAACTTGGTGTCCCAGTTGACAGATATATTAGTCATGTCTAGTGGGGCCGCATAATTAAAGTCAGCTTCTTTCAGATCAGCTACAGTCTTGTCTGTGCCAGCAACCGGCATAGACTTCCAATCTTTAGCACGTAAGAACGCTTCAACGTCTGAGTGTTGCCAGTTCAGAGATGCATAAATAGCTGAACGTCTGCTACCGCCCTGCATGACACGCCGACCAATCTCATTGATAGCTGTCATTAAATCAATCGGACCTGATGCTACACCGCCAGTCCGCTTGAGTGGTGCGCCTTTGCCACGCAGTATAGAATAGTCCACACCAATGCCACCGCCAGACATCAGACATGACATGGCTCGTTGAGACACAGCGGCCCATTCTTCACGGGTGTCTTCTTGGGCGCGAAGCAAATAACAGTTGTTGAAAAACTTTGCAGGGCGACCAGCGTAGTATAGATAGCGACCACCGGGTATGAAACGCATAGTCGCAATCATCCATTTCAATTGGTCTACTTCAGACTGTGGTAGCACACTGCCGCAGACATCATCGACCAGCGTGTTCGCCAGTTCTTCCCATGTCTCTGCGCCCTCGTGGCTGTACTTGTGGTGAAAAATACTTTCTGCAAATTCGTTGCGGAATACGGAAGTGTTTTGTTTATACATTGCGGACATCAATAAATACCTTACTTTGCCTCGCCCCAAGTCTTGCCAATGTCACCTTCGACCAGACCGCGTTGAGGTATATTTTTAAACAAAGACGTTGCGGCCCATCGCATTGTCTCAAGCATCAGTGCCAATGTTTCTTCAGCGTGTTCATCAGGAACTTCCGCAATCAGTTCATCGTGAACAACGTGAACCAGATAGGCTGGAATATCCCCCCAACATTTGGGGAACTTGCTAAGAGCCAACAGCATTATCTCTGCCGCACCGCCTTGGCACGGCGTGTTGATTGACTTGGTAAAAAGCTGAGTAGATTTGAACGGAGCGTATACCCGTCCTTGCGGTGTCCATAAGAACCCGCTCCTGTCAGCCCTTTCCCGTGTCTTTCGTATCCAATCCCTGAGACCTGTATAGAGGTCCAACACTTCGTGCTGAATTCTACCAGCCTCATGGACTGTGGTTGGATGCCCGTTAGTAGTCAGCACCTGTGCTAGACCCCTTGGACCCTGACCAAATAGAAGACCAAAGATGCAAGCCTTTGCGGCCTGACGCATCCACTTTCCCTCACCAGCTTTGAAGTAATCGTCACCGGTCTCGTTTGGATAGTCACCTTTGAAGCAGTGACGGGCGGTCAAAGTGTGAATATCCAAACCGTCTTCTATCGCGTCCAACAAAACCTTGTCTTTTGACAAAGCCGCTGGGACGCGAACTTCGATTTGACCATAGTCACACACCACCAGACTATGGCGGTCTTTGGATTTAAAAAGATGTCGGAACTCTGGCGTGGCATTAATAGTTTGCAGTGCCGGTTCTGTTACGCTGAAGCGTCCTGTTTCCGTGCCACCGATGCGAAAGTTTGCGTGTATACGCTGAGATACAGGGTTAACAAATCGTGTAAACTTCTCACCCAATGTGCTGTTATTTTTCTTTGCATCAGCCCATTCAGCAAGTGCCAGCAACGGTGGTCTAAACTCTTCCACAAGTTGAGTAATGTTTTCGAGAACCTCAACCTTGCCAACCTTTAACTGACCTGTGTCTGTCTTCGGCCAGTTGTCTGTAGTATATGGCTCACGTAACATCAGGTGATACCGCAACCAATTCGCAACTTGGGTTGTGCTGGCTGGGTTCTCAACGATGGGTGCGCCGTCCGCGCCACAAGAACTGAACAACTCAAGAGACTTCTGTCTACCTTCTGTGTCTCTGTCTGCCATGTCTACACACAGCTTCTCATGAGCCGTGCTGTCAAACCCTATGCCGTTGGTCATGACCTCGTTGACCGCTCTGATACTGGAGCGCATAAGATTATAGACCCATTCACATTCTTCGTAAGGTGTGCGCTTGCTGTCCTTGACCAACGCAAGCTGGGCCTCATGTAACAACCAAGTAGCTACCACGTCACCAGCCGCATACCGGACTTGCTCTGTGTCTAGCTCTGGCTTAGACCAATCGGATGCCTGTTGTTCTTTGCTAGGTTCTTTATCCAGAACAACGCGACATCTTTCGGCCAGCGTCTTCCGCTCTGTTGTAAGAGATACAAGGGCCTGTGCCTGAAGCAATGTGCAATGCGGATGTCTAAATGGTATGATGCCATGCTGTGTCAGCATCTTCACATCGAACTGTGCGTTATGAGCCAGCCACACAACATTGTACAAGTTGAGTAGACGTTTACCTATCTCATCAAACTTACCCAGCGACACAGCCCAGCGGTCTATTACATGCACCGCCCCCATGCCATCATATATCTGGAGAAGTCGGACTTGTCCTGTACCTACATTCAGCCCTGCCCGTTTCACATGTCTGGCTATGTCATTCAGTATGCTACGTGCATCGTCCATCTTATCTTTGACGGACTGTCGGTCTGCCTTTTGCTGGTCAGTCAGCTTGGCAATGACAGGAAACTTCTCAAACTCCTCGCGGATTTTGTTGTAGGTTTCCTGTTCAGAGCGGTACTTGTCTAGAAGAGACATGACAGCCGCTGTCTCAACATCGACAGACAAAAGCATCGGGTCCATCTGTGTATGGAACTTCAGCTTCTGTTCAAACTCTTCAAGCATGATGTCTACGTCAGCATCCGTAGTGATGAAGTTGAGTTCAACACCATGCATAAAGTCATGATATTTTGGAGTGGCGGCTGTCTCACCGCCCCCCAATACGTCCTGTAAGTCTGCCATGTCTATTCCAGAGGGATGTCTTTAGATGCAGATGAACCTTCGGTAGACGCTGTCTCTGTCTGGACAGGCGGCTGGTCATCTGGTGTCACCCACCGAGAAATTTCCATAGCAGGGATTTGCACCTTGCCATACTGACGATGCTTGTAATGGTCGGCAAAGAACTTCACCACCGGCACCTCGTTATGATGTGCGCCAGTGCGAACCTCTTTAATCCACTGCTTAATCATCTCGCCAGTTGCACGTTGCGCTCCATTGGATGAGCCGGTGAACTGGGCATAGATGTTTCCTTCCACACCCATGCTTGGAAGGATGTTCATTTGGAAGCGGACGTTCTTTGACCAGCCATCATTCTGCTGAGTAAAGGGTCCGTGGTCTGGCAACATGTCCTGTGATGCCATGTCTTCACCAAGGCCATACCAGATTTCATCTACGAGTTGGCCATCCTTCCAGCACACCCAGCCGAACTGGATATTTGGTAGGTCCGGCACAGCCTCAAAGCTGTTGTCTGGAAAGGTATCTTCTTCGCGCCCAATGACCCACTCACCTTTCTTGAACTTGATATACTGCATACCACCACTGGTTAAATCAGCGGTTGCAGTCTCAAGAGAGTTGGCAAGGGCGTCAATGTTTGCTACATCAAACTTAGGGGTTACAGCTAGTTGTGACATCTCTATTCCTTTTTGTTCTATGTCTGTGTCTAGATTAAGTGCGTAAAGTGACAGAGAGACGGGGTGTGTATTCGCCCTCCGTTTGAAAGTCGCTAGGTTGTAGCCCCGCTTTTTCAAACTTCTCTTTGTCGTAACGCGGTGGTGATTTCTGTGCGTACACAGAAACCGAACCCCAGTCAGCTTTCACCTTCTTGGTGTCTGCTTCTGAGAGAACCTCTTTGATTTCCTGTTCTACATCACGCACCTTCTGCTCATTGTCCTTCTTATCGGAGACAAGCGCGGCACGTTTGGTAGCCAGTTCATACAGGCGTTGTTCAACAGCCTGTTCATAATTAGATTTTTCTTCGGTGGGCAGTGCGGCAACAAGGTCACCGTTACATTGTCTGCGCCAAGCACAGTACTGACACTCGTCACCGCCCATCAACTTGCCCTCTGCCATAGGTAGTTTCTCTGGTGAGTACCAGTTGAATACTTCAAGGCTTCTGGCACGTAGACCGTCAGCTATCTTCTGGTCAAACAGTATAATGAAAGTCTTTATCTGCGAATAGAAACTGGCATTCACATATGTGATCACAGCATGTGTTGGCTCGTACTCTGT